TTCAGTTTTACCTTCAGCATTTGGAGCAGACATCCAATTGTAAAATTTAGATCTTTCTTTTTGAGGAATAACCAACCCTTTAATATGACCTCCAGAAACAACACCTTCGATTTCTTTCCATTGTTGTTGTAACTGCTGTTCTCTTTGTTGGTATTCTTGAATTTCTCTTTCTTTTACATTTTCTAATTCTCTTTGTTTTTGAGCTTTTAAAAACTTCAAACTTCTTTCAGCTTGACTTTTTAAAATTCCTGTATCTTTAAAGTCGCTAATCATTCCTTGTACATCATCTTCACTCATTCCTGTAGAGCTATAATGTTGAGCGACTAAATTTTCCCATTGCGATTCATTGTCTTGAAGTTCTAATCCTCCTAGTTTTTCTGAATTTACAAAGGACTGAACAAATTTCTCTGCATTACCTCCTGCCATTCTAATGTCTAAATAATCTTTCACATCAGGAAAAGCACTAAATATGTTTTCTAACATACCATCTGCTAACTGATTGCTAAGATCTTTAGTATAACTAGCAAAACCTTCTACGCTTTCTTGATACCCAGAAGCATCGATATCAACACCCATAAAAGTATTGATCTCTGAAAATATACTTTCAGATTCACTTTCTTCAGCTAATTGTTGTTCATCAGCTACCTTGCTGTCCTCTTCCACAGAATTTTTTTCTGTTTCTTGGGTGGCGGTGGGCTGTTGTACTTGTTCAACTTCTTTGGTGCTTTCTTCTTTTTCTTCAACTTGTGTAGTTGTAGGTTGTTCAGAAATATTTTCACTAGCAGGAGTGCTTTGTTCTTGGGTGACTCCAGAAAGTATTTTTTCAATACTTACCCCTTCTAAATTAAGTCCTTGATTTTCCATACTACAAAAATAAATGTTTTAATATGATTTCTTTTTATTTTTTTAAAATGTGAACGTATATAGTTATTTTGTATTACTGCTTCCAGACTTGTTAGCTTTAATACGCTCTATTTTTAGAGATTCTTTATCTACATTACGCTGATGGTTAAATTTCTGTTCTTCAAGATTTTGTTTTCTGTTTTCAATTTCTTGACCATCATCACCTTCTTTTTCTTTTTCAATATCTAAACCTTTAAGCTCTCTTTGAAGCTCTCTATCTAACTCATTCTCAATAGAAGTATGTTGTCTTTCAGCTTCATTCTCCATAGCTTCAGCTTGTTTAGCAGCTTCTTCCATTTGCATTTGAGCTTGTTGAGCTTGTTGTTCAGCTTGTTGAGCTTCTTGTTGCATCTGCATTTGCTTTTCTTCAACCTTCTTAACCAATGATTTGATTTTTGTAAAGTTGTCCGAATCAAGTATCTCTGCAATAGTACTCATTGATGCTCCGTTCTGAGCAAATGACATTGCCAGTTCTCTCATTACCTGAAGCTTGTTTCTTTCAGCACTATTGTTTTTAACAAATACTCCAAATTCAGATTCAGTAAAGTTTATAGGATCTACAGAAAGAATAGCGTGATAACCTTCAGAAGTTATGTAGTTAGATTTTTTACCATCTTGCCAAGCATACTTACATACGTCTAATAGACCCAGTAAGTCCTTCTCTTCAACTTTCTCAAACCTACGGAACAATTCCTCTGTTATTGTAGAAGATTGAGCTACAGACCTCTCTGTCGCTCCTACAGAGTCTGAAGAGTTTATGTTACCTTTTCTTTGTCTTGTAATTCCGACAAGATCCTCCCATTCCTGCTTAATTGCTTGTAATAGCTGAAACTGTGCTGCGATGTATTGCCCCAAAGACATATCCAACACCTGGAACTGGTTGAAAGTAACACGCTCTCTATTTTTACCTTCTGCGGTTGAGTCGATAAACATATACCCCATTGCATCAGCATAGTACATAAACTTCTCTTCATCCCAACCATGTCGTTTTGGTATCATATTCATTTCTACTAAAGCAATCTTATCTTTGTTTTTAGCAATAGATAGCTCTAATCGATAATGAAATACATTGTAAAGAACTTGATAGGGCATACCCATAGATACAATAGATACATTCTCAGAATATCTGTTGGAATAAATCCTGCCATTATACGGAAGTTTACAAGAAGATAAGTTCATCATTTGGTTTCTTTGAACTTCTAATGGTCTGATTCCTAAGTATATATCTCCATCTATCTGATAACCTTCCCATACTTCATTTACCCAAAACCATTCTATAGATTGATCTTCATCGGCAACATATATGTCAGTTACTTCTATCATTTGTTCTGTACCTGCTTCATCAATGTAAGTAAGAATACCTATTTTCTGGAATGATTTCCAAGTAACATGAATTACTTCAATCATTCTATCACTAATAGTTTGTTCTCCACCTCCATTTAATCCTAAGATACTTCGAGCCATTGTTGTACCACTAATTCCTTCTCTATGTTTAGAAGTATGTGATTCAAGTTTGTCTATATGTTTTTCTTCTAACAGATCATAAAACCTATCAACAACTTCATTAAGTGACATTATAGATTTTCTAGCTGCCCAGTCTGAATCTTCTATGTAATCACTGTTAGGAGATTTTTCATAATCGATATCTAAAGGAGATACTATTTCGTATTCTGGTTCATTCATACAAGTACCTTTGTATGTAAATACTTGCCCTGCCACTAACCAATCAAAAAATCCTTTTTGAAACTTATCATCCATATCTAAGCTTGAAGTAATATATGATAATACTTCTTGACCAACGATAGCACGTTCATCTTTATAATTAGATGTAAATTTCTCTTGTAATTCTTGAGGTTTTTCTTGCTCTACACTTTCTTGACCTGTTTCTACACCTTGAGCATTTAGTTCATTGATATACTCTTGCTGCATGTACTCCATAAGTACTTTGTTCTTTTCATCCATGAATTTGGACTCAGCATCAGCATTTTTTACTACTACTTGATGTGTAGATGGTCGGATAGCTTTCTCTCCTAAAAGAAGATCAATAACAGGTCTAATAATATTGTAGCACCTTAATCTTGCTGGAAAATTCCGCTTACTATTACTAGCAGAATTATAAGGGTTAATGACATAGTTGTAATCTGTTTCGTTTAAATTCCCATTGTAAGCATCATAAAACTTTTTAAGCTCAGACTTTTCAGAAGTGCCAAAAGAGGATTTGTTAATAAATCCCTTTATACATTGCTCTCTCCATTTTTTGTTCTTAGCTTTAAATTTTACTTTCTGCTTTGGTATATTGTTGTTCATTGTAATTCATTTTATAATCTACAAAGTTAAGCAAAAAATTCTCTGTCAAAAAATGATTCAGCAGAACTTTCTTCTATAGCTTCTATTTCTTTATTATATAAGTCTTTTAGATGAAACATACCAACTAATAGTGAAGAAACTCTATCAAAGTTTCCATCCATATTAAATTTAATTAATTCATCAAGCAAAGCAATATCATAAATTGTATTTAAATTCAATATTCTGTTTCCATCTTCATCTTTCCCTCTTTTTTCTCTTAGCCAATCTCTAAGGTAAAGTATTGCTTGACCTTTACGTGCGCCAGATCCCATAGAGAATCCATATTTTCTTCCTAATTTCTTTATGCTTACATTATCTCTTTTGTCAAATATCTCTCCTTCTTCTAACAACCAATGAAGTTTCTTATACCTTTTTGCAAAAGGAATTACTTCTCCTCGATCATTCTCAAAACCTATTTGTGCATTGTAGTATTCTGCCAACATAAATAAGTTTTCATTATAATCATCCTGAGATTCTGGTCTACCAATGTATGATGCTACAATCATATCATCAGGTTTAGAATAAGGGTTTATACGTTTGATAACATACGCTGCTCCTAAAGAAGAACCTCCTTCGTGCGCGTATGGATCATGTACTATAACATATAAATCTCTAGGTATTGAATTTGAAGAATCTCGGAAAGGAGCTTGGTATACAGTTATACATCCTTCTATATCATCTCCTTTTTGAGTAGGAAACTTAATAATAGGTCTAACTTGATCTGAAGGTCTAAACTTCACACCCTCTTTAGTTTCTTTAAGAACTCCATGTACTGCTATGTTTTTAGCAATACCTGTTCTTATCAAAGTGTTCCTATGCTCTAATAGCAATGCAGTAGGAAAGTAATTATTAGATGTTTGTAGAAAAGCTTCTTTTGGTTTCCAGGGATATTCCGTAGTAAACTTATCTAATACTCCTGCATCTTTAGATTCGCGTTTTATTTGTTCTCTTTTGGCTTCTTCATCAGCTTTGGCTCTCTCGGCTAAAGAATTTCCATCTTTATCCATATAACCTACTTTATTCCAATAGGAAGGAAAGAAGAACCCACAAGTAGTACCTTCGCCACCATCATCGAACTCATTGTCTATAGGTAGGAGATCATAAGCTTCAGGATTGTAAAACATAGATTCAAAATCTATTGTTCCACCTTCCATATCTCCTCCTGTACCGAACAATACTATTTGCCCAGTAATTACACCACCATCTTCTACACAAGGTCGTGTAGCCATGTATGATGCTTTAAGGTTGTTAAATGCCCCACAATTATGACCTACAGTATAATCTTCTAGGAGAACCCATTTATCTTCTGGTTTATTTGCAGCTAAAGAAAACCCATAGTAATCTCCTGACTTTATTTTTTCTACAGATATTCTGTTGCATAAAGGATCGGAAACTTGCTTAAACTTTTTTACAGCTTTGTTCTTAGAAGGAATATGCCAAATCTCACCACAAATAGTTAATCTATGCAATTTTTTTCTATTACCTTTACCTAATTTTAAAT